TGCGTTACACAGCAGGTGTGCAAATTGGGGTTGGTTCTGACGTTGTTCTTTACTCGTAATCAATAATTCTCTAACTTAAAAGGGGTGGGTAAGCCGAGTGCCTACCTACCCTTTTTTATTAAAATAAAATTAATATGGCTTGTGCAGTATCAAACGGAAGAGCGTTACCATGTAAGAGTGGTGTAGGTGGGCTGAAAAACATTTACTTTGGACCTTATACAAGTACCACAGCTGCCTTAACTGACAGCTCAGGTACAATCACTTTAGATGATAGTGTTTCTTTCTACAAATATGAAATCAAGGGTAATTCATCATTAGAAACTGCTATTAACTCGTCAAGAGAAAATGGCACTACTTTTTATGAATCAACCCTTAATGTTACATTTACGTTTTTAGATGTAGCTACTCAAGAGCAGATTAAGCTCTTAGCTCATGGCAGACCTCAAATTGTTGTTGAAGATTACAATGGCAACGGCTTTTTAGTAGGTAAAGATCATGGTTCAGAAGTTACAGGGGGGACAGTTGTTACAGGTGCAGCTATGGGGGATTTAAGTGGATTTACACTTACCCTTACTGCTCAGGAAACAGCACCACCTTTCTTTGTAGCATCATTACCGACTGATGATTCATCATCACCAATTAACCCTACGCCTTAATATATTTTTTGTATATTTGCGTATAGTTTTTTCATTAAGTTTGGTTTAGTTAAATATGGGGGGGTGTAAAAGCCCCCTTTTTTATTACACAAAATTCAGAATCTATACGTTATATAAGTATGCATATCTTAACTACATCGACAGATTCGCAAAGTATAGATGTAATACCACGCAGGGCTGTATCAGGTGCATTAACAATGTTTGTAAGAAACGAATCAACGAACATAGTTACTGAATATACAGCAGACCAAGATTGGGATACATATACAGCTACGTTTAGTGGTTCACAGGTAGAGTGGAATGGTAGTGGGTTTTCGTTTTCAGAGGGTTCTACTTTTTTAAGAATAAACAATAAATACACCCTTACAGAAGATACATACTATTCTTTTGTGTTGCAGGATACAGTAGGCAAGATATTCAAGGGTATGATGTTTTGCACAAATCAAACGATAGACCAAAGTACAAACTCTTACTATCAGATTAACAAAAACCAATATGTAACACACTCTGCTGATAACGAGTTTATAGTATTATGATAAAACTAACTACATCAACGGATGCTCAGACCATAAAGGTTATACCACGCTCATATGCAACGAATGTGAGTTTGATATTTAGGGATGATTCTACAAACACATCTGTTACATATACATCATCTGCTACTACCAACAAAAATCACTTAGTTATAAGTCAAGCTCTTGCATTAAAAGAGGGTAGGTTTTATGATTTAACAATAAAAGAGGGTACAAGCGTTATATATAAAGATAAAGTGTTTTGCACAGATCAGACAGTTGACCAAGACACGAATAACTATTATACAGTTAATCAAGGGGAATACACAACAGAAACTACCTACGATAACGATTATATTATATTATGAAAAACGATTTAAGAATAGTTAACCTAAGCACCTACACAAGCCCTACTGTAAAAGAAGTACGGAATCAGGAATTTGTGAGCTATGGCGATGATAACAACTACTTTCAATATCTTATAGACAGATATAATGGTAGCCCTACTAACAATGCTATCATTAACGGAATTAGTGAGATGATTTATGGTAAGGGCTTAGATGCTACTGACAGCAACAGAAAACCTGATCAATACGCACAGATGGTGTCTTTATTTAATGATGATTGTGTGCGCAAGTTAGTTTATGACTACAAGCTGATGGGTCAATGTGCTTTACAAGTAATTTACTCAAAAGATAGAACTAAGATTGTAACACTTGAACACATACCTGTTGAAACATTACGAGCTGAGAAGTGCAATGACAAGGGCGAGATAGAAGCGTACTTTTATTTTAATGATTGGTCTAAGTACAAGCGAAGTAGTGAACTTAAAAGAATCCCTGCCTTTGGTACATCTAAAGAGGGGTTAGAGATTATGTACATCAAACCTTATAGAGCAGGATTTAAGTATTATTCGCCTGTTGACTATCAAGGTGGCACTCAATATGCAGAATTAGAGGAAGAGATAAGCAACTATCACTTAAACAATATCATGAATGGTCTTGCGCCATCTATGCTTATTAACTTTAACAACGGAACACCTGATCCTGAGCAAAGAGAACTAATCGAAAGACGTATATATGAAAAGTTTAGTGGTAGTAGCAACGCAGGTAAGTTTATCTTAGCATTTAACGATAATGCTGAAACTGCTGCTGATATACAACCAATACAGCTTTCTGATGCTCATAATCAATATCAGTTTTTAAGCGATGAGAGTGCACGTAAGATACTCGTTTCACACAGGGTAGTATCCCCTATGCTTTTAGGAATTAAAGACAATACAGGGCTTGGAAATAACGCAGACGAGCTTAAAACAGCTACCTTGCTAATGGACAACACAGTAATTAGACCATTTCAGCGTTTGCTTATAGAAAACTTTGATCAAATCCTTGCGTATAATAATATCTCACTTAACCTATACTTTAAGACTTTACAACCTTTAGAGTTTACCGACCTTGACAATGTAGCCGATATGGAAACACGAGAAGAGGAAACAGGGGTTAAAATGAGCAAACAATGCTGTGAGTTATCAAAAGAGGACTTGACCGATGAAGAATTTGACCTTATCCTTGATGAGCTTAGGGGCGAAACCATATCAAACCGATGGGAAGCAGTTGATGTAAGAGAACAAAGCGATGATAACGAAAGTATAGAGGATTGGGCTGTAAAGCACATTGAATCAAAAAAAGAGAAATTAGAAAAGAAGTCAATAGATTCTAAAAAAAGTGGGTTTAGCTACTTGGACAAATCCTTATATAAAGTAAGATACCGATACGCTGAAAAGTACAGCTCAGGCAAATCAAGACAATTCTGTCGTATTATGATGAGCAGAAGTGGTAGAGGTGTAGTATATCGCATAGAGGATATTGACAAAGCGAGTAATGCAGGTGTAAATAAGTCTTTTGGGCATAAAGGCAAAGCATACGATTTATTTAGATTTAAAGGTGGGGTAAACTGTGGGCATAGATGGGAAGAGGTCTTATACAGACTAAAATCTAAGACTATGAAAAAGGTTATCCAAAACTACGATGAAGTAGATAAGATACCTAAGTCTTATTCGCCTACACCACGAGGATATAAGGATGCAGAGAAAGCACCAAAGGATATGCCAAATAACGGACACCACCCAAATTATAAAGGATAATGGCAACAGCACTATTTATATCACGTACAGACCTTGTAAAGAACAGTATTATTGATGGTAATACTGACACTGACAAGTTTATACAATTTATCAAAATAGCACAAGAGATTGAGATTCAGAACTATTTAGGAACTGATCTCTACAATAAGATTAGCGCAGATATTATTGCAGGTACACTTGCAGGTAATTATTTAAGTCTTGTGAATGATTATGTACAACCCATGCTTATATGGTGGGCGCAAGTCAACTACCTACCTTACGCTGCATATCAAATTAAAAATGGTGGTGTGTTTAAGCATACATCTGAAAACGCAGAAAGCGTAAGTAAATCAGAGGTTGACTATTTAGTAGCTAAGGCACGAGATACAGCCGAGTATTACACTCGTAGATTTATTGATTATATGAGTTTTAATGATAATTTGTTTCCTGAGTACAGAAGTAACTCAGATAGTGATGTTTACCCTGATACTGATAGTTTATTTAACGGATGGGTACTGTAAGATATAAACCGAAAGATAAGAACATAGTTAAACTAAAAAGATTTTTGCAAAAGACCGAAAGTAAAGTATGGCAAATCTTGAAAACAAAAGAATAAAAGACACCTACGAGGGGCTAATCAAAACTAATGATAACAATGCTATCAGTAGTGAGGTTGAGCTTACCGATGGTGCAGGTAATGGTACAGGGGTTAGCGTATCTACTGATGGTCGTGTAGTGGCATCAGGTACTGTTTCTTTTGGTTCTTTGAAAGATACAGGCGAAAACATTACGATCACAAAGTTTGTTGATGAAGCAGATGGGATTGCAAACAATGATAACGACACTTCTATCCCCACAGTTGCAGCAGTTAAAGATTATGTAGATAGCACCGAACTTGATACTGTTACAAGCGTTAACACGCAGACAGGCGATGTGGTCTTAGATACAGACGATATAAGCGAGGGTACAAGCAATCTATATTATACAGAAGCTCGTGTAAGTGCAAATACAAGCGTAGCAGCCAACACTCTTAAAAACACATACCCATCTGCTGATGCAACAAAGGTCGGACACATAACAGTTACCCAAGCTGTCGATTTAGATACCTTAGAATCAAATGTAGCTACAAACAATGCCAAGACAGGCATAACTGCACAACAAGCGTCTGATATTACGACAAACAATGCTAAGGTA